CTTAAAAAATATATCAGGTTCTCAAATAGAAGCGAGTGGAGATGTAATCGCATTCGGTTCATCAGACGAAAGACTTAAAGACAATATAAAACCAATCACAGAACCATTATGGAAAGTAAGTCAAATTGGTGGTTATACATTTGATTGGAACGAAAAACAAGATACATACGAAGGACACGATGTAGGTGTTGTAGCACAAGAAATACACAAAGTATTACCAGAAGTTGTAGCAGAAAGAAGTAATGGATACCTTGGTGTTAAGTATGAAAAAATCGTTCCATTATTAATTGAATCAATAAAAGAATTGAATAAAAAAATAGAACATATTGAAAAAAATTGTGATTGTTTGAATAAATAATTGATATTTATTACTAACCAAAACAGGAGTTATAATGGCAAAAACTAAAAAATCAAACATAATTAAATTTACCAAAGAAGAGTTAGACGAAATTAAATCAGTTAGAAATATATTTTCTGAAATATCTTTAAGATTTGGTAATTTAGAAGTGGAAAAATTACAAGTCGAACAACGCGCAAGAGTTATCGACGAAACAAAAGTATTGATTGAGAATGACTACAACAAACTTCTCGTAAGAGAAAGAGAACTTCTCGACAATTTAAACAAAAAATATGGTGCTGGTAATTTAGATTTAGAAAAAGGTGAATTCACACCAGTAAAATAATTCGCTTGCACGATACATTTTGAGTTTTTAAATTGATATTTATACTTACGATATAACCTAATTAGGAGAAACATAATGGCTGAAAGAATAGTCAGTCCCGGTGTATTTACCAGAGAAAAAGATTTAACATTCTTACCAGAGGGAATCGGTGAGATTGGAGCAGCTTTAATCGGCCCAACAGATATGGGGCCAGCATTTGTTCCAACTACCGTAAGAAATTTTGGTGAGTTCGAGGAAACATTTGGTAAAGAAAACGGAGACTTTTATGTTCCTTTCACTGCGAAGCAATATCTTCGTAATGCAGGAGCATTAACAATCGTTCGTGTTTTAGGATTGGGTGGATATGCAAACGACACAGTTGTTCTTATCGCAAGTGGTTCAACATACGGAGTAAGGGCATTAGCTACTTTAAAACCATCAAGAGGCGCTGGAGCGTCTGCATTTATTGGTGCAGCAACAAGTGCTTCTATTGATAGTAACGCTAATTCAGCAAGTGCTTTTTTACTTAAATTAGATACTAATAATGACGCATCTCAAGAGGATTTTAACTTATCATTCTCTACGAGTTCAGCAAACTACATTACAAAAGTATTTAGTGAGAACCCACAAGATAATAACCAACCAGTGTATGTATATTCAAACTTCCAAAACATACAAAATCAAGTAGCAAGTGATGATGTTATCACATTTGCTTCAGGTTCAGAAGAAAACTTCTCATTTGACTTTAAGGTGGCATCAACACCTTCTATTCAATCACAATTAATAAATGGAGCAAGAACAAATCTATTTACCGTAAAAACATTATCTCACGGAACAAATATGAATTCCAAATATAAAGTTGGTATTTCTGATGTTAAGAGAGCAGCAGATGTAGCCGGTAGTGATTATGGTTCATTTAGTTTACAAGTGATTGTAAATAATCCAGGTCAAAATGATGACGGAACCGTATTGGAGAACTTCTCAAATCTTAATTTTGATGAAGAATCCACAAACTACTTACCAAGAGTTATCGGTGATAGATTTATCACAGTAGATTCAAATGGTAAATTAACAACAAATGGAGATTATCCAAATAACTCTAAATACATTAGAGTAGCAGATATTGGTAATCTACCAAACATTTCAAAGGAATTAGTTCCTATGGGATTCGGTAAAGTAACCGAACCGCATGTTGTAACATTAGGTACACCAAGCGGAAGTGCTCACGCAGCATCATATCCTACGGCTTCTTTTAAATCAAATCAGTTAAATTCAAGAGGTTCATTTGACTCTAATGTTTACTATGGTTTTGATTTCGCTAATAAAGATAGTCAGGCATACTTGAAACCACTTCCTACAAGTGCAGGAGTTGGTAGTAATGTAACTATGAGTTTAGAAAATCAATTAGGACACGCTGACGCATCTACATTAGGTAGTACATTTGCAGACGCATCTACATTGATTTCTTTAACTAACTCAGCGTTAGGACAAAGAAAATTCGTTGTTCCTTTCCAAGACGGATTTGATGGACAAAACCCAGCGACTGAAAGAAAGTCTGGAACAAACATCACAGCAGATAACACACAAGGATTTGATTTAAGTGGAGCACTATCAAGTGGTTCAGTAGCTTACAAACGAGCAATCAACACAATTTCAAATCCAGATGAGTTTGATATTAACTTATTGGCATTGCCAGGTGTTATTCATTCAAACCACTCATCAGTAACTAATCACGCAATTGATAAGATTGAATCAAGAGCAGACGCATTTTTCGTATTGGACGGCTCTCATTATTCAGCTTCTATTCAAACTGCGATTAATGATGTTCAAACCTTAGATAGTAATTATGTAGCAACATATTATCCTTGGGTTAAGATACTTGATGAAGTAAAGAATAAACCAACTTGGGTTCCACCTTCAGTAGTTCTACCAGGTGTTTACGCACAAAATGATAGAATTGGACAAGAGTGGTTCGCACCAGCAGGTCTAAATCGTGGTGGTTTAACAGAAGTATTAGAAGCAAGAACAAGACTAACGAACTTGGAAAGAGATGATTTATACGAAAATCGTATTAATCCTATCGCAACTTTCCCTGGTCAAGGTGTAGTCGTGTTTGGACAGAAAACACTTCAAGGTAAACCAAGCGCATTAGATAGAGTTAATGTAAGAAGATTGTTGATTAACTTAAGAAAGTTTATCGCATCATCTTCAAGGTTCTTAGTATTTGAACAAAACAACGCAGCTCTAAGAAACAGATTCCTAAATATTGTGAATCCATACTTAGAACAAGTTCAATCAAATGCAGGACTATCAGCGTTTAGAGTAGTAATGGACGATTCAAACAACACACCAGATGTTGTAGATAGAAACCAATTAATTGGTCAAATCTTTATCCAACCTACAAGAACAGCTGAGTTCATTGTATTGGACTTTGTAGTTCAACCTTCAGGTGCAGCATTCCAAGACTAATAGGAACGCAAACTATAAGAAAAACCCCCGATACTCTCGGGGGTTTTTTGTTTGATAAGGAAACAAATAGGTTCTTACGATTACGATATTAACACCTATTTTGGATAAATCGCAAAGGTATCAGCGTATTCAGCCAATGTATTATATTGACTTCTAACATAGCCGTATTGTGGCTTACTACTACCACGATACCTAATTCTAAAATTACCGGTTCTCATCATATTCCTAATCGTAGGATTGAACCTATACATCATAGGAATACCCTTGTATAAAGCTTGTTCAAAATAAGGAGCTTCATAATTTTCTAACCTAATAGCCGGTTGATTAGCATTTGCTTCATACAATTCCATAGGATTGTGAGCATATCTATAATGAGTAATAGTAAATGTTCCATTTTCTACATACTCACCAGCTTCATTATAATACCCATAATTATTTGGGATTTCTCTTGTTACCAAAGTATCTTGGTAATCTCTCATATAAATACCTTCGGTATCAGTCGTAATTATTTCATTATTTTCAATCATATTTTTTCCTTTATCAATTAACTTACACTATAATATACAAAAACTATTTGTAAAAGTCAAGCTTTTTTTTAAATTATTCTTCGTCTTCTTCGTGGTTATCTCTTTCGTAAACTTCTTCTTCACAATCATCACAAAGGAAAAAGCCGCCGGTTTCAACACCACATTCTTCACATATTATTTCATCAATCATATTATAATATACGAATAAAAAATGACAATGTCAAGTAAAAACTTCAAAAAAACTTCTAAAAAGATATGTCTATAACCGAACACTTTTTTTGATTTTATTATATTTATTACTGAAGTAAAAAATTTATAGGAGAAATAAAGTGGCATTTTTAGACCCGAACGAAATATTCTTTACACCATTTGAACCTAAGATGAAAAATAGGTTTATTATGGAGATTGACGGAATACCGGCATATCTTGTAAAAACAATGGCTAGACCTTCAGTTAGCTTTGAATCAGTAACTCTTGACCATATCAATGTAAAAAGATATGTAAAAGGAAAAGCAACTTGGGCAACATTAGAAATAACTCTATACGACCCAATCGTTCCAAGTGGAGCACAAGCGGTTAATGAGTGGATTAGACTTCATCACGAGTCAGCAACAGGTGTTGACGGATACTCTTCTGAATACAAAAAAGATATTACTTTTAATGTATTGAGTCCTAACGGAGAAAGAGTTGAACAATGGGTTCTAAAAGGTGCATTTATTCAAACAGCAAACTTTAATACATTAGACTACGCGTCTAATGAAGTAGTTGATATAGCATTAACACTTCAATACGACTACGCTATATTAGAATTTTAGGAGAAAAGTTATGTGGGCAATATTTAAAGACAACAATGAATACAACGAGAAATCAATAATTGGTTTCGGTGCATTTACAATAATGGTTTTGTTTGCATTTGCAGATGTTGTTACTGGACTTATGGGTAAAGATTTAGTTATCAATGATGTAGTATATAATTCATTTCTATTCACTACATTAGGTAGCTTCGGTATCGCAGGTGCAGAAAAAGTTTTAAAAAAATAATAAGTTATTAATTCTTAATTAATCAAGGAGTAAAAAATGGCTGAAAGTCAGTATGGTTTTCCTACTGAAGTTCTATCTTTACCGTCAAACGGGTTAATATACTCGGAAGATAGTCCTTTGCGTAGTGGAAACGTTGATGTCAAATATATGACAGCAAAAGAAGAAGACATTATAACATCTCAAAATTTAATCGAACAAGGTGTAGTGATTACTAAATTATTAGAAAGTGTAATCGCTAATCCAAAAGTTAAATTAGATGATATGTTAATCGGTGATAAAAATGCAATTATGATTGGAACTCGTATATTGGGTTATGGTGCAAACTATGAAATAACATTAGTTGACCCTGATACACAAGAACGAGTAGAATACACCGTAGATTTGTCTAAACTAAATAATAAAAAAATAGATGAGAGTATATATGAAAACGGAAATCTTTTTTCATTTGAACTACCTAATTCGAAACGAGTTGTAGAATTTAAACTATTAACTCACGGAGACGAAAAAGAGGTAGATAAAAAGTTAAAAGATTACGAAAAGGTCGAGAAGCTCACGGGTATATCCTACGAACTTACCACAAGACTTAAACATCAAATACAATCAGTAGACGGAAACAAAGACCAAAAATTTATTGACAATTTTGTTGATAATGAATTCTTGGCATTAGATACAAGAGCATATAGAAAGTATATGTCTGAAATCACACCAGATATTGATTTAACATTTGAATACACAAGTCAGAAAGGTAATAAACATACATTGGATATTCCTTTAGGGATTGACTTTTTTTGGCCAGCCGCCGAGTAATAGGGCGGCTATTCACGAAGAACTCTTCAACATCGCCTATTATGGAAATGGGTTTAATCACAACGAACTCTACAATATGCCAGTTCCTTTGAGAAGATTTTATGCTCAAAAATTAATCGACGCAAAAGAAAAAGAAAAGAAACAATACGAGGAAGCCGTTGGTAAATCTACACCAAATATTTCAAGACCAACATTCCAAAAATCTTAAAACTTGATATTTATTGATAGGAAAAAACTATGAATAGAAAATTTGTAAAAGAAAATAAAAAGTTAGTCAAGGAGTTTATTGGCGCTGTAATCAAAAGTATTATAGGTAATAGGGCAGCTAAAAATATCAATAATATGATTGATGATGACCCAGAACTTCGTAAAACAAGAGATGATTTTGTTCGTCTTAATAAACAACTTGATGATAAACTTTCAGACATTAAAAAAAGAGACCCAGAACGATACGAGTATCTTGTCAAAAAATACAAAATAAAAGTATAAACTAATCACAAAGGTTATAAACACAACTTAATATGGCCGAAACAACAAAAGAACAAGCAAAAAATTCCGAAATTCGCAGGAAAAATACCGAACAGACTTTAGAGTCTGAAAAAGGGATTACATCCGAAAAGAAAAAACAAAAAGATGTTATAGAAGAAAATTTTAACACCGAAAAATCTTTCGCCGATTTATTAGAAGAAAATTTCAAAAAAGACCAAAAAAATAGAGTAAAAAAATATAATGATACCGTAGCTGATAATTCAATGCGTTTATCTAACATGCGAAAAGAAAGAGATGAGGAAATCCAAAAAGCCATACGTGGTGATAAAATGGCCAATGATAGAGTAAAATACTATGATAAAGAAATCGCAGCTAAAGAAGAAGAACTTGATATAGCAACAGATGTCATTAATCGAGAAGAAAAAAGAATAGAATTACTTGAAGCAGCAGGTGGTGCAATAGATGAAGCGGGTAATTTGGGTAAAAAAGCAGGAGATGCCATAGAAGGATTTGTTAATAAATTACCAGGTGGTAAACAACTCGCTAAAGGTTTAGGTATAGATGATTTAGGTAATAAAGTAAAAACCAATCTTATGAATGACTTAATGGAGATAGACCCGAAAACTGGTAAATTAGGTATGAGTTTTAAAGGTTTAAAAGGGTTATTTAGTGGAATAGGTAAACAAGCTTTAGGTGTTGGGAAAGCTTTTAGAGTGGTTGCCGTAGCAAATCCATTTGCAGCAGTAGTAGCCGCAGGTCTAGCAGCATTTAAAATCATTAAAGAAATAAGAAAAGCAGCTAGAGATTTAGGTGATGAATTAGGAGCTTCAACATCTCAATCTATGAAATTGTTAGTTCCACTTAAAGTACAAGAAAGAAAATTTAAAACACTCGGATTAGACGCTACAAAAATAAAAACAACATTAGGAACGATAGCAGATGAGTTCGGTAATCTTGAAAATGTAACTGCGGCTAACGCAGCTAATGTTGAAAAAATGGCTCAAAATCTTGGAGTAACAGGAACAGAAGTCGTTAAGTTTAACAAAGTAATGACCGACTTAACAGGTATGACATTTGACCAAGCCACTGCAACTGCACAAGCTGCAGCCAATTTAGCAAAACAAGAAAATGTAGCTACTGGTAAAGTTTTAAAAGATATATCAACAAACGCAGCAGACTTTGC